TGTAAAATATCTAACTAAAGTTGCGTTATAACTTAGAATCAAACGTTTATTATCAGGTATTAGAATGGAAGAACCAATCAAATAAGTACCATCAGGAACAAATATATATTGATAAATGCTATTTAAAGCGGAGTTGATACAAGGTGCATAATCATAACCATCAGAAACCGTTATTTTTTGTGAATCAAAATCCTTTATTGACTTCGCCCTTTCGGCCAATTGCGAACTTAAACTTGCAATATCAGCATTTACCCCACGACTTTGATTAATTAAATCAATCGAACTCAACATTTCTGAACTATTGATATGACTTGTTACTTTACCCATTCAATACACCTCCATTGATTATTGAACACTTAATTTCTTGAACAACTCATACCCGGTGGTTCTCAAAACTTGGTTGTCAAACCGTAAATAACCAGCCATGAATGAACCCACTAATTTTTTCAAGTAATAATTCTTTTTCCACCCACTAATGAGCATGACATTTTCGGTTAAATCCTCTTTACTTAACGCAAACACTTTCTTGCTTGATGGGTCATGATCATGGGATAAGAATAACAATCCTAAATCATTGTCCACCCATACACCCATGTTCATTCCTTTATATACCACGGTGAACACATATTTAGATTCTTTGGAACGCTTCTCAATGAATACATTGGAATCATTCACAAAATCGTTATCCAATGACATTTCACCATAATCTGTACCATCTATTAATTTACCAAATCGTGTTTTTCGTCTTTCTTCTGAAAAATCTTTACTATCGGGTATTTCAATCAAGATACTTTCATTCGCATTAAACCGCTTATTAATGTTCGGAATGAGATTAAAATATAAGAAATAGGGATTGACCACGGAAACCGCATTGGAAAGGGCCACACATCTACAATTTTCTCTGTCCCTAAAAACGGTGTCCATTAAGTTCAGCAAAGCAGAAACCTCATTAGGCATATATCCCGAATTATCTTTTTCCCTTAAAAATTCATCAAAGATGATCGTACTTACATTAGGATACGCATTCGATTTTTCAGATTGCCATGAAGATAATGGAATAGCCCAACCCGCTAACTTCCCATTTACATAAAACTCCCTACCCTTTACCTTTAATTCAATACCCGGAAATTCTTCTTTCACATTATCAAAATATTGATTGACTTTCTTTAATTCCGGTTTGTATCTCCTTAAATAGATAAATTGTTCACCATATTTTAAGAATCGTTTAATGGGATGAACCTTCCACGCATAGGATTTACCGATTCCCCTTGCTCCAATCACAAAGTTTAAAATACGGTTATAGGATAGCATTTTATTGGGGTTGTAGTATAAAGCTTTATCCATTATCTTCACGACCTTTCTTATTTATTTTGGAAGATTAATTGTCTGACCCACATATATTTTATTCGGGTTTTTAATAGTTGGGTTGATGTGCAAGAGAGCATCTACCGTTGTTTTATGTCTTTTCGCTAATTGGGTTAAGGTGTCACCCGTTTGTATTTTATACTTCACAATATCAGGTGGTTTACTTGCAGCACCCGTGATTTTTAACACCTGACCAATCCCCAGCTTATCAGGGTTAACCAAATGATTTAAGCTTTGTAGATTCTTAACCGTTGTCTTGAATTTAATGGCAATTTCACTCAAGGTATCACCAGCAATCACTTTGTAAGTAGAAGGGGTTTTTACCACTTTTGGTTGAATCGGTTTAGGTGTTTGCACGATAGGTTTTAACACACATGCTCCGCATTCTACATTTTCAATATTTACTAGATCAATTCCAAAGGATAAACCAAAAGCTGTTGTATCATTTTTATATTGAAACAAATGGATATTCTTTGCCCGTTGTCCATTACTCCAAGCGTAGGTCTGCCAAAAATAGTCTGCTAATTTCTTAGTCTGTAATAACACAATCGTTTCAAATTTACCGTATGCTCCCACCTTATACGATTTCAAGGTATCTTTTACCCCTTGAAAGTAATTAAGAATACCAGGAAAATCTTTCGTTTGTGCATCATAATCAACTGTGAAATAAATCGCGGTTCCTTCGGGTTGGTTCAAACTTTTTGCTAATTGGTAAGCGTGGTTTGCATCTTCTATCCCTTGCTCTTTGGTGAAATAGCTTGCTTTGGTTGAACCCTTCTCATAAATGGAAATGAGGTTTAATCCAGCTTCTTTGATCACTTCGACTTCCACAAGGGATAACCCTTTCCAATCGGTTGTAGGTAAATATCTCCCTACATGCGTAACACCATTCTTCACTAACACATCCGCATACACGCTTGTTAACTTAGTAGCACAATCAATCATACTCATACTCTTTCACTCCCTTATTTTGAGAATAATTTCTTTATAAAGTCACTGAATTTATCAGTGGATTTATCGTCCTCACTTAATTTCAAATGACTTAAGATCGAGTTAATTTCACTCAATAAATACCCGGTGAACAAAACATACAGTGAAGCAATTCCCACGGGATAGGGTACTAATAAGGAAATGGGAACAAAGAACACACACAAGATAAACATGATCATCTTTCTTGCTATCCCATAAATCGCCTTACTGCTCGAAAAGGCTACTGAACTATTAAATTTGGCATTTATCCATCCAATCGAAAAATCAATCATGTTGGCAATTAAGATTAAAACTAAAAAGTAAATGACTTTGGTATTATCGTTATCTAGCCATTTTTGCAAATAATGGAACATATCCATTCCTACCACTTCCATCCATTTAGGGTGTCGCTCATTAGCATACTGACAATTTTATTATTTTGTATTTGCTGGGGTGACTTGGTGGTTGCGTTTGGGTCTGCCGGGTCTCCCGTTGTGGGAACTCCTAACATTGTCATAGGGTCAATTGCGTTCGCATGATCAGCTGTCCATCTTCCTTTATAGAGTTCAAAGTGTAAATGTAACCCGGTGCTATCTCCCGTACTTCCCATAACACCCAATTTTTGACCTTGTGTGACGGTATCACCAAGAGCAACCGTTCGACTCCCTGTTTCCATATGAGCATAAACCGTTTCATAGTCTTGACCATTGATGTTATGAAGAATATAAACCACTTCACCATACGAATCAGATACTTCTGACCGTGTAACCGTTCCAGCTGCACTTGCCCATATGTCATGTACGTTCCCGTCTGCAAAGTCTACACCGTAATGATCAGGTCTATCAGGTGGTTCAAATCCACTTGTTACATTTTGTGTTCCTGTGGGATAAGCAAAGTACACCATGTCAGGGGTGACAATTGTTCCACTACCTGACCAATCTAAACTGGTAAAATACGTGTTAGCATAATCTTTTCGTTTAGGTAAACTTAGATTACCGTAATAAGAACTAGGTCTCTCATACGACCAAATAAAAACTTCTGTTAAGTAATCCACACTTTGAGTACTTTGGGTGAATTGATTAAAACTCATATAGTTATAGGAAGACTTACTAATCCACTGAATTTTATTTTGTTGTTCATAATCAATCCTAGATAATTGTGCATCCCCATCAGACCAATCTAGATTATTAGCATTACACCAATTCATTAGGAGGGTTGCAGGAGTCCATTGAACTAACCCATATCCATATTTTAATGAGTGATTATATCCTACTTCATATAAATTAGGGTTTAAGGTTGATTCTCCAGCCATATTCCCACATAAAGCGGAAATAGCGTTGGGTGTCCAACCCGTAGCGATAAAATGATTCGCTACAAGCTGGGCATTGTTTAATTTTTGACTGTCATTGAGGTAGGTGTTACCGTCTGGCGGTGCGATCCAACTCATTACAATCTATTTAAGAAGCTTAGTATTTTATCCGCTAACACCTTATGACCGTTATCATTCGGATGTAAACCGTCTGCTGTTTCTGATCCTGTTGGTATGCTTGTACCAGATGGTGTAAAATAATAGGTATTGCTTGCACTATCCCAAACATTTAAATTATTATTTCGATATAAGTCTAAAACAGGAACACCGTAATAATTGCATACTTTGATGATGGCATCCGCTATTTGCTCCATTGTCACTCCAGCACTATTCGCAACAAAACCATTTGCACGCTGTAAAGGAGTGAAAACAGCAATCGTTTTACCAAGATATTTAGCAACCAATTGTTTAATCACATTATCTATTGTTCCGTATAAGGTGGATGTGGTGGTGTCTCCAAAATTTCCTAATACAAGAGGTGTTCCAGTTTGACCCCAGTCATTTGTTCCAGCAAAGACGGTGATTAAATCAAGATCGCTTGACATAGAAGGAATACGCTGGTAAATGGCTTGCGCTCCACCGCTTGATGGTGTTCGCCATCCTGTACCAGACACCCCGTAATTGGTAACCGAACAACCAATGGTATCTGCTATATAATCATGGTAGTTTTTAGTGGTTCTAAAATTGTGTTCCGTGATACTATCCCCAATGACACCCCATTTTTTAGATGCCCACTTACTAACAGCACCCGCACTTGATAACTTTAACCAGGGAATCGTTATACCATAGCTGGAATAGCTGGAAGGGTAACTTATACCACTTACTAACATGAAGGTGTTTATATCTCCATTTAATACATTTAATCTTACAAAATAGCAATTAGTAGGTAAGGTAAATGTCCAAGTTGTTCCCGTGCTAGCTGCTGGATGTGGAATCGCCCCAATATAATTTTTGTTTCGATCATACATACCGCCTTGAGTAGAATACCCTTTAGGAACAGAGTAACTCGCTAATGGAATAACAGGAATATAGTCACCTAGATTAATAATCGTGGTGTCTAAAAGAGCCCCGGTATTATCAAGGTATTTACCCGTGGTTAAGGTGGTTTTATCAAATAGATTACCACTTACACCGCCAAATAAATTTTCCATTGTTACGATAGTAGACGGTAATACGTCAATGTCTGGTTTTAACCATCCGATTTTACGTTTATCACCATATCCATAATAAGAGGATGGTAATTTGTTACCCTTCACAAGCATGAAAGTACTAGCATTGGAGGTATTCACTCGCATGTAAGCAATTCCAATAGGGGTAGAAGGAATCGTTACGAGAAAACCGCCTAATGGTGTTGAAAGGGCTTGCGGAATTTTATCTAACCAATCCCGGTTGTTTGTATAAAAACCACCTTGTGAAGATAAACTTTGACTAATAACATACGTTTCACCAGCAACAACGGGGATTAAATCACTATAGGAATAGCCTGTTAAGGTAGCAACAATCCCATCATTACCAACGAATGTATCTTTTGAAGCTTTACTAGCATCAAATAAATTGATGGTGTCACTCACATATAAATCAAGTGGTAGAATATTTCCTTTTTTAATTTGCTCTGATTTAATGGATAAATCACCAATTGTCACTCCTTGATACATCCCACCTGATTTCCAAGTAGTATCATAGTAATACCAATTCCCATCAGCCGATACAACATAAATATTGTTGTCACCCGTTGGCTTTGCGGTTTGTAAATCGGTTAAGGTAGCATAAACCCCTTTAGGAGAACCATTCACCAATGATTTAGTTAACCCGTCTACATAGGTTTTATCTGCTTTTAAGTTAATGCTATTTGTAATTCCAGAAAAAACAACATTGTTTATGAGGTTTGAAAGAGTTCCATCCGTAGACCATTTGTCTAATGTAGCTGTAACAGAATCGCTAACCCCTTCATCTGCTACCCACTCCATCACGCTATTCCATTGGGTAAGAAGATCACTCATTAATGTTCCTGTATCATCTAAGTATTTAATGATTTTATTTACCTTTTGTAAAAGTGTCATACTTTCATCAAAGGCAGTGGGTAAATATCGTTCGTATTTTTGGATGATGAGAGGTGCTAAACTCGAAAAGCTGTTGATAATTGGTTTTGTCATTTCTTCAACTCCCTAAAATTAATACACCAACATGAATAATTTTTCTCTCATTTCGGAGAAAATTTGCTTTTCAATCCGTAAAAAGGTTTCCCGGTATTCCGTAATCATTTGGGAGTATGATTGACTTCCAATTTTACCCGTTGTACTCATAACATCAGCATTCGTTTCATGGATGGTACTGTCTAAGGTTTCATGGGTTGTTCCATCAGAATCACTTGAAGCGGTAACATCATTCGTTGCATGATCGGTTGTATTGCTGTCATTGGTGGCATCTGTACTTTTGGTTGAATTACGACTATCCGTATCATTATCTTCCGTGATACGACTTGCATACTCAATTGTTCCACTTCCGTCTGTATTAGGGGTAATGGTTAACCGAGAATCAGGGGTATCCGATTCTAAGTGTCGATTAAAACGGGTTTCGTTTACACCTTCTGTTGTATCCGTTCCAGCGGTTACATTCGTCTCACTAGTTAAATCGTTTACGGTGTTACTTGTTCCGCTTGTAGTAGAATGTTGTGTGCCGTCTTTTATATCATTTTGGGTGCGGTCTTTTGTCTTATTGGCAGTCGAATCAACCTTGGTATTTGTTAACGGGTCAAAGGTGATTAATTCTGATTTCAACATGTTATTCCAAAAAGGCATATTAATCTGCAACCAGTTTTCTAGATGAAACTTAAACAATTCTTCTGTCTCAAATCCAATTTCAGTAAAATAGAAGTTACGGATAAATTTAGTTTCAAAGTCTTTTTTATAATCAGGTGTAAACAAGGGATAATCAAAATCAAAGAGTTTGGGTCTGCCTGTTTCAATGACATCCCTTACGGGTAAATCTTCATTATCCTGACTCCACATTTCGATGTATTCACGTAAAGGCATGGTGTAACTAGCCATTCGTAACACCTTCTTTTCCAGATGTTTCACGTGGAACATTATTCAAAAGTTCTTCAGCTACATCATGGCGAATTTTCACCGATACATTTAACCCGTATAACTCATTGATCTTTTCACAAGCTTCCTGTCTTGATTTTAGGAATACATTTGCACTCGCTTGTATTTGTTCGTCGTTAGAATCAACCTCACTTGTCACCATGCGTTCTTTCTTTTCTAAGTTCGCATTCTTGATGCCAAGATAGGTACACACTTCATTCCAAACTTGATTTTTATGTGTTTGCAATTTATCAACCACATACGGGGCATCCGTTTTAAATACCTTAATCGAATCAGGGTTCACGGATTCATGGGTAATAATCATCGGTTCATTACCCTCATATTTGTTGTAGAACTGTTTCATGCTATACAAGGTGTTATCATTGGCGGTGATTAACACGGGTGTTTTTTGTGCGTTTAGGTTTACCCGTTGAACTTCTTTCACCTCTGCTAAGTCTTGTGCAAATAGTTGCAAACTAGGCAAAGTGGAAAGCTGTAAGTCATTATTCCAGATTACCACACCCATTCCATCTTCCTTCATATCTTTATAGTTATAAAGAGGAAAGGATTTATGATAGGTTGGAGCATTGGCTCTAAATTCAGAAGGTAGATTGTAATTATCAAAGATTCCACCCATAGCCCCTTGAACCGCAATATAACTAATCTCCGGGTCTTTGAAAAATCCTACATAGCCGTATGTGTGTAAACTGGTTTCTAGGTATCTAGGGTTTACACTAGGGGGTAGATTCTCCCACTCGAATAATTGAAAAGCTAAGGTTTCTAGATAATTGCTGTAATGAGTAAACCACGTATTCGCCCATTGTGCTTCAATATCACCCGGTTTGCGGTAGGAGTTTTCGCGTTGTCTTTTACTTTTTCCCAATGTTAAATCACCTCATTTCCTAGTGCGTAGTTACCTATGTCATCCGTATGCCATAACGTAATCCCACTATCAAACACATTCTTTAATTCTTGTAAATCTTCATTATTAAAGTTTCCAGTGATTACACATCCAGCCGTCTGAATGTAATTCCAGTTTTGACGGGTATGGAAGTTTGGAAGCTTAACTTCATTCTTTTTGTAACCAAAGATATTAAAGAAATCTTCTAATTTCTTTTGGTATTCCGGGGTAATTTGACGTTTGATCAAATACAATCCGCTTAAGTTATGGCCGTAATCAAAATAGGTGTTAGAACCCATTTTTGATAAAGAAGGAGGTGTATTATTGATATCTTGCTGTTTGGCAATCATACCTTGTGTTTGGAAATAGGTGTTTGCCATTCCTCCCACAATACCCATACCAGAGGAAACAACCCCTTGTGCATTACCAGTAGCCGCACTTGAAGCACCGCTTATAACCCCTGACATCGTATTCATATACCCACTAAAAATAGTTGAGTTTAATTGATTTTGAATACTGTTTCTGTTTCCTTGTAAGAAAGCCCCTAACATATCCGTTAAGATTGGTAAGTCATTCGGATTGTTATTTAACACCGCATTTTCTAAATTAGATAGAAATAAGTCTGCTGGTTCAATATTATCTTTGACTTGATAATTATCAATACTATAAGACGTTTTATTGCTTGTTCCCAAACTACCACGAACATTAATGATTAAATCTTCGCCTTTGATGTATTCATTCTTCAAGGTTTGCCGATTTCCTTTTAAATCATCTAATAGTAGGGTGGTGTAAGGAAACATTAATAATTTTGATTCTTTTACCGTACGATAATCAGCGTATTTATTGGTGTACGTAACGGCTTTAGGCTGGTATTGATTAATACCTTTAACAAAGATCGTGTTTAAATAACTATCGGTTGTTGTTCCCGGTGCTTCATACATAATGTTTACATTGACAAATTGACTGGATGGGAAGGTTATTGTTCCAGAACCGTCAACCGCTAAATTAACTCCGATATAATCCGTAATGTAAATACTGACAATGTTATTAATTGCCCCGTCTAATTCATAAAGGGCTTTTAGTACATCCGTTGGATTGCTTAGAATAATTTCTTCACTGTTTTCATCCCATGCAACCGGAATAGTACCATCCAATTTAAAAGGATGAACATAATAACATAAGGGTTGGGGTGCGGAATTAACCGTTGGGTAAATATCCCCTGTTTTAATGTTCGTGTCTCTATCGTGCATTAAGGCTTTGGTGACAATCACTAAGAATAACACGTTGTTATAAGGTTTCCAGTTGATGACATTAACGGTTTCATAATTAGAGCCGTAATTTAATCCTTCATCCACGGTATTAATCACGGGTGAAGCGTCTGTATTCCATAACTGACAATGCTCCCTGACTACATAAGAAGGTTTAAATGTCATACTAAACATCCATGTTTGAAGCACATCTATTTCAAAGTGAACATACGTAGTACCAGGGTTTTTATATTCTAGCTTCGTCACAAACGCATAAAACCATTTGGTGTTATAAGAAGTATTTTGGAACATGATGTAATTTGTTCCCCAAAGGGAATCAATATTGTTATTACATGCGATAAAGTTTTTACCCTCTATTTTTTGAAAGGTATTTTGACTAATGGAATGAACAACCGTTTTCCCTAAGAAATAATCTTCTTGTGCGGATTGGCTGTCAAACCATCGAGTATGTTTGTAGTCATTAGAGAAAGGAACACCCGATAACAATCGGATGTTCGTTCCTGATAATGGGACAGTAGCCATAAAACTACACCCCTTCTATTAAATTGAGATCGTTACGATAGATTCACCGTAAACATCAGTTGTATCTGGGCCAGTACTATCAGTGTCAATACCAACACCAGCGATATTAGCTTTAACCACTAATTCACCCGTTTGATCGGCTGCAACGGTTAACACACCATCTGTTGAAATGGTTGTTCCAGCTTTTAGAGTGGTGGAAGAAGTAGAAGCAGCAACACTCCATGTTACTGGATGATCGTTTCCGTCCGTTGCACGTACATATGCTGTAAATTCATGAGTAGCACCTTGTTTCAATGAAACGATAACAGGGTCTACAATGACACTAGTAACCGCTGGAACTGCACCAGATACGAACGCAACCGCATTTGCAAAGCGTGAAGCAGAAAGAGTTTGCCATACGTGTAAGAAATAATTGTAGTAAAGACCCTTGCTGTTACGTACGGTTTCAAGTTGGAATAGGTTATCATAAACCATGAACCATTCTTTATCTACTAAAACAGCCTCTAAACCAGTAGAAGCAAAGCCATCAATGATCGTTACATTTCCTAAGAATGAAGTTCTATCCATGTTGAAAGCTTTTGCTAATACATCAACATCTAGTTCTGCCTCTAGGTCTGCATCAATAATCAAATGAAGGTCATTCATTTCAGAACGTGTACGAACAGCCAATGCGTTATAATCCCGTGAACCGTTTGGAAGTGACATTTTACGAGCAACTGCACGAGCCTTCTTCACAAAATCAGAAGCACTAGCTTGGTCAACTGGTGGCAATACGTTAACAACCGTAAACATACCTTTAGAGAAGTAGTTATCAATCACTAGTTTCATAGATTCGAATTCGTCTACTTCTGCACTATTATAAATAGCGTTAATAATAGAAGATAAGAAATTATCAAATGCAGACCATGAAACAAATGCAGAACGAAGCTGCTCATCAGAGATCGTTTGTGTGTAAACGTCTTGTCTGTTTCTTTCGTGGAATAATGTTTTAACATTCGGAATCACACGCTTGTACAAAGTTGTTTCAGCGTCTTCTGGGTTGTACTTTTGGGCCTTTGTAATATCGGTAAAAATTTCTTCGATCGAACGTCCTTGAGGCATTTGGCCTTTTTTGAACTTCTTCAATGGGTTTTGTAAAGTAGCTTTCTTTACGACTACTAAGCCGATACGATCAATCAGGTTAACTACAAATTCGTTCTGTAGTGTTTTAGAAATTTGTAGTCCAGCTCCAACCTCTGCAATGTTTGTTGCGGATGCTAGTGGTACATATTGAGAAAAAGTATCTGGTGATTCATTTAAAATAGCGTTAACGATGTCATATGTTTCCGATACGCCTAAGTAATTTTTAATATCTTGTATTTGAATACGTGCCAATTAAATACACTTCCTTCTATTATATTAATATGATTGTGGAAACGACTGTTCAGAAAACGAAAGATAATGCAACTTCACGTAGAATAGTCGATAGACTATCGAAGTGAAGTTGATTATGTTGAGTTTTCTAGGAGTTGCAACTAGATTGATTTTTCGATATCGGATAGTTTGATAGTCTCCGAAAACTCTTTTTGCTTTTCTTCCTTCGGTTTAGGGTTATCCCCTAGTACACCCGTTTGTCTGAAAAGCTTGCTGTTACTAATCACTAGATCAGAATTATCTTGTGTTAGCTTTTCTACTTTTTGATTCACTGTTTCGTATTCAGTTGTGAACCCGGTGTAATTGTCTCTTAACTGAGTGAGGATTTCCGTCTTAGCGGATTGTTCCAATTCCGGGTTTAGTAAATCACTTAATAGTTTTTCATGTGCTTCTCTATCCATTATAGTCATAATGACAGTCCCTCACTTTTCATTTATTTTCTACTACAATATTAATTATACCAATATTGGAAACAATAAACTATTGATATATCAATATTCTAGTAAAAAGTAGTACATTTATAATACTATTGTAGAAAAAATGTTCTACACGAAAAATAGGTTATTAAAAATAAAATAAAAATTTGTAGAACATTTTTAGGAATACTATTGACTTATGTAGCATAGTCTAGTAAACTTATAAATGTAGACAGGCGCTACATACTAAATAATAGAAAGAGAGGGAAATAGAGTGAATAGAAAAATGATGACAAAAGAAATCACAAAGACAACTGTACGCATTGCTAAAATGCAAGTGGAAAACGGTGAAGTAAAAATCGTAAAATTACCAGAAGAAACATTAGTGGGTAATGTAAAGCAAGAACAAGCACAAAAACTATTAAACAAGAAATTTGGCGAACCAATTGCCATTCTTGAAATTTTTGCAGAAACAACCATTTATGAAGCACCAGTAGAAGAATTTTTGAAAATCGCTACCATTCGAGTAGCTGAATAAGTAACCCGGTTAAAAGGAGTCCCCAACTCTTTTAAATAAAAACTAAACTATTATAAAGGTGGAAACCAAAATGACAAACGAACTACAAACAAATGAAATCGTAGAAGCACAAACACAAACTACTGAAATCGTACAATCCGAAAACGCTGATTACGCAATCGTGAAAGATGCAGAAGGCAAATTCAAACGTAAAGCTAAATTCAAAAGCTATTCTTCCATTGTGGCTGAATCTCGTGCAGATAAAATGTGGTTGCTTAACTTGCTTGAAGGAAATGAAGAATCAGGCAATGGTCTAAAAGATCATGTTGGAAAGCAAATTGTGGTTCATGACATTATCACTCGTCAATATGACCGCATCAATGAAGAAACGGGTGCTGTTGAATACGGTGTGTTAACTTACTTAATCACAAAAGACAAGATCGCTTATGTAACTTCTTCCAAAACTGTTTACTTCTCTGTTATGCGTACACTTGATTTATTCGGCTATCCGGGTGAAGCTGGATGGGAGCCAATCACATTCAAAGTGGGCAAACAAAAAGGACAAAACGGTGACATCATCAAAGTC